CCCGCACAAAACTTCGGCCAGTAATGCTGGTACACGGTGGGAGGGTGAAGAAATAGCTCCCGTTGGATATTGTCCATCTTCTGTCTAGTTATCTCATTATCCCTGGACGCATCTCCAACAAAGGGGATCATCCCCAATATAGTTTTCAAATCCAATGGGCCTGTGACCATTTGAAGAGTTCGATGAGCAGAAAAACCTCTTTTCAAAAAAGTTATATCACCCAACCTCACGAACGGCCTATCGTGTTCTTTTTTGCTTGCAGATGTATATCCAAGACCAAAATCGTTCATCACCATAGTGAATGTCAAAGCATTAAATTTCTCTTTTATCGATTCTGCGACACTAATCACATTATCATCCCCATATATAGGCGAGAAAATATCTCTATCAAATGCCGCATATAACTCTTCAGAATCTCCCTCCATATGTTGACCAACCAAAATATACCAAGCATATGCTATATACATATAGTTGATTAACGAATTGTACAGGGCTGTAATTCCATGTCCACTTGGTACTGAATGAGTTGTTACATAGGTCATATCCTTTCCGACATGCACAGTCTCACATAAATACGATAATAAAGTAAGAACAAGGTCCGGTTCTTACGAAAAATCAGACATAACTTCATTCAATTCCTCCTGAAATTCTCGTAACATACCACCGTCCCATGATGCGTAATCTCCATCGAAATGATAATTAAACATCGCTAATCGTGACCACAAAGCATGCCACTCCTTACTTGTCGCATTTATACCAATCTGAATTGGAAGAATATGTCGAAATTTCATGAACAGCGCCTGTAGTCTGCCAAGCCATTTCCGAATCAACAATGTAAATTCTATTGATCCCGCCGCAAACAATCTAGGTTTATTGGCCTTCTCTGTATTTCTCAACTCATCCTTCAAACAATCCTTAAAAACTCCTGTTCTAATGTTCTTCTTCTTCAAACGCGCTTCCCGCTCAATCTTGTCCATTTCACGCAACACGTCAGGGTGCACTTTCTTATCTTTAAAATCAACCCAATCCTTTGTAAGTCCTTTAAATTTAATCCCTGCTGATGAATCAGGATTCACTCTCGTCAAGACGCCATCCTCATTCTGCATACCCTCTACTAATTCCTGTTCGGACAAAGGTTTTATTTTACTGTTGGTCACCCTCGATATCAACTTCTTCACAGCGAACTTAGCAAATGCCAAGCCTTTCATATTTATTTTCGAATTCGTCACCTTAAGATTCTTCATACGAGCTTTGTCGTATATAAACTCACCATCCACCTTACCCGACAATTGAGCCGGTCGGCGGTGTGGTTGTCCACTATCACTTAAGTCCGACACCATAAATTCATCGTACATGCGAGATTGAGTATACTTCGAAGTTGATGATACATGATGATACTCTTCGTTCGGTACTTCAATCGCTCCCTCTAATGTTTGCTTAATGGGAATCCCACTACTATCAGGTGCCATCTCAATAAATCTTCTCACGTCTTCATTCCAAAAACGTGCATACCCTTTACCATCTCCAGCACCCGCTACATGCCATCCTAAAATATACCCATCGAGTGTCATCACCAAGGCCCCACACAATCCAGGGGCTTGACGAGCAGTTTTATCGTAATTATGCACCAACATTTCTGCCGAGGAAAACACTCGACGAGTATTGCGATAGAATCCAGAAGAAACTTCTGCCCTATTCGGAACTCCAATACTCATGCATCCATCTGCTGTTACTATATAGGCCTCTGTGTTCGACGGTCTTTTGAACAACGAACGCTTCAAAGAAGAGAAAAATTCCAAATGAGGAAACGCATATGTTAACACTGCCAAATCCTCAGAAAAATTAATATTCATCACATCGAAAAAAGTATTAATCACCTGTGTTCTTCCAATAAATCCTGTAACAAAGACACGACGAGGTGCCTGTTCCGCTTCCAGTAACAAGTGCGCATTAGTTATTCCGCGGTTACTGTCAATCATAGTCATAAAACCATTGACTTTGTAACCATCATATGAAAATGTAACTTGAACCACGTTACGAGCTATCTGTTTCATAGCTTCTGATACAAAAGGCATAGTAGATAACCCAAGATCAACTTTGCCTTCACAATATAATTCGTACGCAGTCTTTTTTGGTTTGTTTCTCGCCCAATGAACAAAAGGTCGGTAAGACTCAACATCCTTGTTCTCCTCGTTCTGTGATCGCACCTTAGCAAACATCATCTTCATCGAAACCGCCGCTAGAGCTCCCACCGTCACTATACCTGCAACAATCCACGCCGTCTGTCCTAATTCAAAGATAGTACGCAAATCATCAAATAGAGTTCCGATCCTTCGCACAGAATTATTCTCGATATCGTTCATCTTTCCATCCAACCATGTGGTAAACCCATCTGCTGTTTGTGTCACACAAATTTCCCCAAACGGATCAACCGGTAATCGAGCACCGTTGATAAAATAACCTAAAGATATCCAAGTATCTTGCTGGTGACGACCAACATCCATAACCTTCATTGCATCTAGGTAGAAAATAACCTTCGAAATTGGTTGATCTTGAATAATGATCACTGGTTGTGCATTAACCACAGTTTTTCGACCTTCTGTCAATAATGGACACATCGGTAAATCCGACACCCCCGAGGTTATCTCATTGAAAATATCTCTTTTCCTCTGCATTTGAGTGCGAATATATGTCGCCACTTCTAATAGATTCGAAAGATCTAATGTTCGTTCTGCTTCATAAATATGTGTATCCAAATTATATCGGTACAACGATTTTATAGGCGAAGTCGCTATCGGATC